AGGCACATCGCATGTCCATCGGATGCTGCACAAATTTCCTGACGCGTACATCGATAGGTGGGTCAAGACCGGAAATTTTGTGGCTGCCGTGTGGTGCGTGGTTGTCCCGCCACCTCACTGCCCTAGACCCGATAGGAAGAAAAACAAATGAAGAAATACAAGATACCTAAACCCAACGAATTGTGGCCGTTCACCCGCGTGGACGCCAAGATTTTGGAAAGGATGCACCGTGAGCACTTGAAACAATGCAAGCAACCCGTAACTGAACCAGCCCCTTTTTAATTTAGTAGGAGAATCAAATGGCTAAGAAGTCAACCACCGCAAAAATGCGTGAGTATCTGACCGTCAACCCGGCTGCAAAAGCCGCAGACGTGGCAGCGAAGTTCAAAGTGAGCAAGGCGCACGTCTACGTGACGCGCTCGCAGTTGAACAAAAAACTGAACGATAAGAACTTTAAATCTATCGACGATCAGGTGCAGGAACTACTGAACAAGCCGTCCCCCATCAACGTAGATGCAACTCTAGTCGAGCGCGGCAAGCGCTACGGCACGTTCAAGGGTCACGCCGAAGTCACGTACAAGCTCAAGAATGTTTTACGCGCCCACGCAGATAAGATGCAAAGGACGTTTGCATTCGATCAGGCAGAAGCGATGGACATGATCTGTCACAAGCTGGGTCGTATCGTCAACGGCGATCCGGACTACGTGGATTCGTGGGTTGATATCGCTGGCTACGCCAAGCTGGTCGCTGACCGGCTGGAAGGCAAAGAAGTTTGATTACGGGGCCGAAAGCGGATGCTGTTACTGGCCGTGTAGGACACTACCCCAGTTCAGGTTGACTGCTGATGAGCAGTCCGAAAACAGACGCAGCGAGTAGGCCCCACCTACAAAGACAACAATGAACCTGATTACCGTCGACTTTGAGACTTACTACGACAAGGACTATTCCTTGTCCAAGATGACCACGGAGGAATACATCCGTGACGACCGCTTTGAGATTATCGGAGTCGCTGTAAAAGTTAACGACGGGCAGCCGCAGTGGTTCAGTGGCACGATGCAAGGGACCAAGGACTGGCTCATGCAGTTTCCGTGGGCCGAGTCCGCTGCTGTGGCGCACAACATGGCGTTCGACGGTGCCATCCTTGGCTGGCGGCTGGACATCCACCCTATGGCGCTGCTCGATACGCTGGGCATGGCCCGCGCAGTGGACGGCACTGAACTGCCTAACTCACTAGCAAAGCTGGCTGAGCGCTACGGGATTGGCGCCAAGGGCACCGAAGTTGTGTTGGCGCTGGGCAAACGCCGCAGGAATTTCGACCCGCTGGCACTGGCTAAGTACGGCGAGTACTGCATCAACGACGTAAACCTCACCTACGACCTGTTCAACATCTTGGTGTCGTCCTACAAGAAGCAGGAACTTAAACTCATCGACTTGACCCTGCGGATGTACACGCAGCCAGCCCTGCAGTTGGACCTGCCCCTGCTTGAGCAGCACCTGATCGAAGTTGTTCAGCGAAAGGAACAGCTCATCGCCGAGGCGAACGCAGACCGGGAGACACTGCTATCGAACGAGAAGTTCGCCGCTCGACTGCTGCAGCTGGGCGTAGACCCCCCGGTGAAGATCAGCCCGACCACCAACAAGATGACGCTGGCCTTGGCCAAGAGCGATCAAGGCCTCAAGGACTTGGCTTCTCACGATGACATCCGGGTGCAAGCACTTGTCGCTGCACGGCTCGGGACAAAAAGCACGTTGGAAGAGACACGCACCCAGCGGTTCATCGCCATAGCGAAACGCGGTAGCCTACCCGTGCCCCTGCGCTACTACGCAGCACATACCGGGCGTTGGGGTGGAGACGACAAGCTCAACCTGCAAAACCTTCCCCGAAAGAGCAAGCTCAAGTCCGCCATCGTTGTACCCGAGGGGTACGTCATAGTCGATGCCGACTCCAGCCAGATTGAAGCCCGGATGCTGGCGTGGCTTGCTGGGCAGAACGACTTGGTACAAGCCTTTGAAAAAGGCGAAGACGTTTACAAGATCATGGCCGCCAAAATCTACGGCAAGCTCTACGCCGAAGATGTGAACGACGCCGAGCGGTTCGTGGGCAAGACCACCATCCTTGGCGCAGGCTATGGCATGGGTGCGACCAAGTTCCAAGCGCAGCTCAAGAATTTCGGCGTGGACTTGCGCGAATCCGAGTGCCGCCGGATTTTGACGACGTACCGCAATGGATTTCCTTACATCCCAATCCTGTGGGAGCAAGGACAGCGGTGCCTCGATGCCCTGTCCGACGTAAAGCTAAAAACAACTACGTTTGGCTGTCAGCCACAAGCAGTAAACGTGTTGCCGGGTGTGGGGTTTGACCTGCCCAGCGGACTACCGCTTCGCTACATGGACCTGCGCTCCGCTGGCCTTGACGCGCGTGGGCGCGCTCAGTACATTTATTCAACCCGCCGTGGCGTTGTGCGCATTTACGGGGGGAAAGTTGTCGAAAATATCTGTCAGGCCTTGGCGCGCTGCGTCATCGGCGAACAGATGCTTCGTATTGCCAAGCGCTACAAGGTGGTACTTACGGTACACGACGCTGTTGCTTGCATCGCCCCGATGGAGCAGGCTACTGAAGCTGCCAAGTACGTACAGGAATGCATGCGCTGGCGACCAGCATGGGCGCAGACTTTGCCACTGAACTGCGAGGTGAAAGTCGGTAAGAGCTACGGTGACGCTAAAAAATTTGAAGGGTAATGATGGAAATTGTGGATTACGCGAAGCCTTTGATCCTCGCCGAGAAGGCACTTAAGGACATGTACAACGCCGCGCTGGAAGGCAGGCTCGACACCGCACGGGACGAGGGTCTAGCTGCGATCACAGAGATTCGTCTGGCGCTGGCAGCGATCAATCACGAAAGAGAACAACAGTGAATTACACATGGTCGTACTCTAGTATCTCGCTGTTCCAGCAGTGCCCACGCAAGTATCACCGCTTGCGAGTGGTCAAAGACATTGTGGAGCCTCCGCAAGAGCACCTGATGTACGGCACCGCAGTGCACAAGGCCGCCGAAGAGTACCTGCGTGACGGTACGCCGATTCCAGAAAAGTACGCGTACATCCAGCCCAAGATCGAGCCGTTCAAAAACATGCCGGGCACGATGCACTGCGAGTACGAGATGGGTGTGACCCGCAACCTCGACCCGTGTGCGTTCCGGGACAAGGACGTTTGGTTTCGTGGCATCGCAGACTTGCTCATCATCAACGGAGACAAGGCCCGCATCGTGGACTGGAAGACCAGCAAGAACAGCCGGTACGCAGACAAGAAGCAGCTGGAGCTTCTGTCCCTGCTGGTGTTCAAGCACTTCCCCGAAGTGACGAAAGTTCAGGCTGGCCTTGTGTTCCTAGTCGCCGACGATCTGGTGCCCGCCAAGTTTGCGCGTGAAGCCGAGCAGGAAGCATGGCAGCACTGGCTAGGTGAGACGCAGCGCCTCGATAGCGCGTTCAAAGCTGACGTATGGAATCCCAAACCAAACTTCACCTGCCGAGGCTGGTGCCCGGTGGAAGACTGCGAACACAACCAAAGGAAATGACATGCCTTACGTGAACAAGCCCCGCCCCTACAAAAAAGAGTACGAGCAGTACGACGGCACCGAGAAGGTCAAAAAGAAACGCGCCGAGCGCAACAAAGCACGACGCATCATGGAGGACGCTGGCCTTGTCCACAAGGGGGATGGCAAAGATGTCGACCACCGCAAGCCTCTCAGCAAGGGGGGCCGCACCACCCGCAGCAACCTGCGTGTCAAAACTGCAAGCGACAACCGCTCATACCCCCGGACAGCAAAGCACGGCGTCAAGTGAATGGAAATAATTGATAACAAAGTTCTGCTGGTGCGCACCCGTGACCCGGGGCGCATCACTACGGCGATCAAGAAGAGCGCTGAGGTAGATCAGCAGGGAGACCGCTGCGTTCCTGACTCTGCACCCGAGAGCGTTCTGCTTTAACGAGCAGGGCACCGGCAAGACTGCTGCGTCTATCTGGGCGGCAGACTACCTGATGGCAATCGGTGCGATCCGGCGCGTGCTGGTCATCTGCCCTCTGTCTATCATGCAATCCGCATGGCAGGCCGACTTGTTCAAGTGCGCAGTGCACCGCACGGTGGATGTCGCGTACGGCAAGCGAGAGAAGCGCAAGGCAATCGTCAGTGGGCCAGCCGAGTTTGTCGTCATCAACTTTGACGGCATCGCGATTGTCGAAGACGAGATCAAGAACGGCGGCTTTGACCTTGTAATCATCGACGAGGCGAACGCATACAAGAACTCCCGCACCGAGCGCTTCAAAGTCATGCGTCGGATCATCACCAATAAAACGTGGTTATGGATGATGACGGGAACACCCGCCGCGCAGTCCCCGCTGGATGCGTATGGCCTTGCCAAACTGTGCGTCCCCAACAGCGCCCCGCAGTTGTTCACCGACTTCCGGGACATGGTGATGTACCAGCTCACCCGCTTCAAGTGGATACCCAAGCCCGGGTCCGAGCAGACCGTGCACTCAGTGCTGCAGCCTGCTATTCGCTTTGAGAAGAAGGACTGCTTGGACTTGCCGGACATGACCTACGTCTCCCGGTTTGCGCCTCTGTCAGCGCAGCAGACCAAGTACTACAAGCAGCTCAAAAAGGAGATGCTGATCTCTGCCGCAGGCGAAGACATCTCGGCGGTAAACGCCGCTGCCAACCTGAACAAGCTGCTGCAGATTTCTTGTGGCGCTGTCTACACCGATACCAAGAGTGTGATTGAGTTTGACGTGTCCGATCGTCTCAACGCAGTGCTAGAGGTGATCAACGAAGCCTCGCACAAGGTGCTTGTGTTCGTACCGTTCACGCATTCTTTGATGCTAATTAAAGAGTTCCTAGACAAGAACAGCATTACAAACGACATCATTAACGGTGATGTGAACGTCACCAAACGCACAGAAATCTTCAAGCGCTTTCAGGAAGAAGACGCCCCGCAGGTGTTGTTGATCCAGCCGCAAGCCGCTGCCCACGGAGTTACCCTAACCGCTGCGAACGTCGTTGTCTGGTACGCTCCTGTGACCTCCAGCGAGACCTACTTGCAAGCAAACGCCCGCGCACACCGACAGGGGCAAAAGAACCCTGTGACTGTGGTGCACATCGAGGGCAGCCCCGTGGAGACCAAGCTGTACGCCGCACTGCAGACCAAGCTGGACTTCCACGAGCGCATCATCGACCTGTACAAAAAAGAAATTGACGAAGCCCCTTGACAAAGTAAAGAAGGAGGGTACAATAAGCGAAACCACAACAACGGAGAACAGCAAATGCAAGACGCACCGATTGAAAAAATCGTGCAAGCGTACATAAAAATACGCGACACCAAGGAGCGCCTGTACCAAGAGTACAAGCAGAAAGAAGATGAGCTGCAGGGGCAGATGGACGTGCTCAAGCACAAGCTCATCGAAGTCTCCAAAGAAACTGGAGCTACCAGTTTCTCCACTCCGCACGGGATTGCGTACCGAACAGTCAAGAACCGTTACTGGACGAACGACTGGGAAAGTTTTTACGCAATGGTGCAGGAGCACAACGCGATGGGGCTGCTGGAGAAGCGCATCCATCAAACCAACATGAAGGAATTCTTGGAGCAAAACCCAGACCTTCATCCACCCGGTCTCAACATCGATAGCGAGTACGAGATCACCATTCAGAGACGCCGCACTAAGTAAGGAGAACCCATGAGCAACGACCTCACCATCCTCAACCAAGCCCCCGACTACCTCAAGGAAGTTGGTATCGACAACATGACCAAGGCCCTTGCGGGCAACACTGCGGTCAAGCGTATCTCTATCCGGGGTGGCGTCTTCCGCATGATGGTCAACGGCGAAGAGATCGCCAAGAACGAGAACCGCGCGATGAACGTTGTGATCGTTCACGGCAACCCGCATGTCTCGCGTCAGTTCTATGCTGGCAAGTACGTTGCTGGCGAGACCACGTCGCCTGACTGCTGGAGCAACGACGGCGATAAGCCCGATGCGAGCATCGAGTACCCGCAGGCCAAGACTTGCGAGGGCTGCCCACAGAACATCAAGGGTTCCGGTCAGGGCGACTCCCGCGCTTGCCGCTATCAGCAACGCCTTGCCGTTTTGCTGGCCGACGATATCGCCGGTGATGTGTTCCAGCTTCTGCTGCCCGCGCAGTCTATCTTTGGCCGTGGCGACGTGGACAAGATGCCCTTCCAGCAGTACGCCAAGTACGTCGGCTCTATGGGCCGCAGCCTCGGTACGCTGATTACTGAGATGCGCATGGACAGCGACAGCGCCACCCCAAAGCTGACCTTCAAGCCCGTTGGCTACCTCACCCGTGAGCAGTGGCTGGTTGCTAAAGAGAAAGCCGACTCCCCCGCAGCCAAAGCAGCTGTCACGCAGACCGCTGCACAAACCGACGGCGGCAAACAGCCCGCGATCAAGGCCGCCCCCAAAGCTGCCGCACCCGCTGCTGAAGTTGTCGATGTGCCCGAGCCTACCAAGCGCGCCAGCAAAAAAGCCGCTGAACCTACGCCCAAGAAGGACTTCGTGGATGTCCTGAATACTTGGTCTACCGACGACGAGTGATGAGCCTCGGCTACTCATTCAATCTAGTCAATGCTAACAAAGAGGCAGATGGCAGGCATCCCGGCGTAAAGCTGGGGAGGCATTGCATAGCAAAAGACATCTCTGTACGTAGGGCCGCCGAGTACTTCGGCGTCAGCCGGATGACCATCTACAAGTGGTTTGTCGGCGAGTGGTATCCACGCAATGCTCACGCGCTACGTATCAAAGAAGTCCTCCAGTCCGACGTTAGCTTGTAGGTCTAGCACTGCGGGGCCGCCGCGCCCCCGGTGCTAATTTTTTCAGTGGCAGAGGCGCGGCTATGACAAGAACAGAATTGCTGTCGGCAGTGCTGTCCCCGGACGGATGGTATTGTGTCGTCGGTCTCAAGAAGACCGGCCCCCCTAAGCAAGTGTTTGTGCAGGGGCTGGACGAAGTAAATGGGGTTGTGGATGAATTGCTTGCGAAAGAGTACGACGTGTACTTCGCATGCGCAAAATACGAGACCGACAAAGCGCGGTCCACGGATAACGTCAAGGTAGTTAAAGCGTTCTGGTTGGACGTTGATTGCGGGCAGGGCAAACCGTACGCCACGCAAAACGAAGGGCTGGTGGCGCTCAAAGAGTTCTGCGGTGCAGTCGGCTTGCCCAAGCCGTGGATTGTGAATTCCGGGCGCGGTCTGCATGTGTACTGGCCGTTAACGGCAGATATCACTCGGCAGCAGTGGAAGCCTGTGGCTGAACGCCTCAAGTCGCTGTGCGTCGAGCATCAGTTTGAAGCCGACCCCGCCAGAACATCCGATGCCGCGTCCATCCTGCGGATGCCGCAGACGTTCAACTACAAGGCAGAACCGCCGCTTGACGTAGCTGTCATGGCGATGGGCAAGCCCATCGAGTTTGAGGCGCTGAAACAAAAACTTGGCGTCATGGACGACGCGCCGGAGTACCTGCCTTCGTACGCCGACGATATGACTCGGGCGCTGATGGGCAACAAGCAGTTCCGGTTCAGTGTCATCCTCGACAAGAACGTCAAGGGCACCGGCTGCTTTCAGATAGCGAAGGCGGTTTCTGAGCAAGAAACTCTGGACGAACCGTTGTGGCGCGCAGCCCTTTCGGTTGCCGGACATTGTGTCGACGCCGACACCGCCATTCATGACATCTCCCGTAACCATCCGGACTACGACGCTAACGTCACCGCCGAGAAGGCGCAGCGAATCAAGGGGCCGTACACCTGCGAGAAGTGGCGTGGGCTAAACCCCAGCGGATGCGAGAACTGCGTCAACAGAGGCAAGATCACGTCGCCGATTGTGCTCGGCGCTGAAGTAGCAGCGGCTACAGAAGAAGACAACACGGTGCAGTTCACGCCAGCAAACGCGCTGGCACCGCTCACGTACGTCATACCCGAGTATCCGTTCCCGTACTTCCGGGGCAAGAACGGCGGGGTGTACCGCAAGAATGATGACGACGGGGACGACCCCGAAGCTCTCATGATCTACGAGCATGACCTGTATGTGGTCAAGCGGCTCAAAGACCCACAAGCGGGGGAAGTGATCTGGATGCGGCTGCACACGCCCAAGGATGGCGT